AAGTTTTGCAAGTTGTTCAAGGAAATCATACATCTAATGCATCTACATCATCAACTTCATTCCAAGATTTATCTACAAATACTAATGTTAGTATTACACCTTCTTCATCTTCAAATAAAATTTTAGTTTTAGCACATTTTAATGAACTTTTTCATAATTCAGGTACTAACACAACATCACATTATATTAGAGTTACTGCTAATGGAAGTGAAATACATAGAGCACACACTTCGTATACAGAAGGTTTAGGTGGAGAAGAATTGTGGAGTTATGATTTAAACTCACTTCATTCTCCTAATACAACTTCAGCAGTAGAGTACAAAATGCAATTTAGGTCAAATAATGGTCAAAGTGTAACAGTTAATCAAAATAGTGCTCCTGGTGGTTCACAATTAATTTTAATGGAGATAGCAGGATGATTATAGAAGCAATATTAAAAATTAATCCTAATGCAGAAGTTACTGTTAGAGGAACAGATATTAATACTTGTGAAATTCAATGGTTAAATGGAACAACACCTATTCCTAAAGCTGACATAGAAGCTAAAATGGCAGAGTTACAAGCAGAGTATGATGCTAATCAATATCAAAGAGATAGAGCAACTGCTTATCCATCAATTCAAGATCAGCTAGATATGCAATACTGGGATAAGGTTAATGGTACTACTAACTGGGAAGATGCCATTGCTAAAGTTAAATCAGACAACCCTAAAGACTAATGAAATTTGTTCTAAGCATAATACTATGTAGTGGTATTAGCGGCACTTGTTTAGAATCATATCCAATGCCAGATAAATACAATGACTTATACAGTTGTCTGATAGGTGGTTACTCAGAATCAATTACAAAAATAGAATTAATAGGACCAAAAGATGTTAATGAACATAAAATATTTATTAAATTTTTTTGCCAAGAAGTAAAAGCAGAGGGTATCAATGCGTAAAAATATTGCTTTAGAAAAAATAGAATCACACGAAAAACTTTGTCGTATCATGCAAAAACAAACTCATCAAAAAATAAACAATATCGAAACAGAGATCAAAGATATTAAAAAACATTTGTACTATGCTATGTCTGCAATCATAGGTGGTATGTTCACAATTATAGTTATATTATTTCAAAAACTTTAAACTTTAAGGCTGTTATGGCTAGAAGAAAAAAAGCAATTACTGGTTTAGTTAGCGAAATGAAAGTACAAATAGAACTTGCAGAAGATCCAAATTTATTAGTATTTACACCCCTTGGAGGTTTGGGTCCGGTAGATATTGTTACTTTAAATATGGACACAGGTGAGTATACTTCTTATGATGTTAAGAGTAAGAACTATAGAAAAAAAGATTATGTTCCTAAAGATGGATATAAAAGAAACAGTAAAGGAAACTTAATCAATAGACACCCAACAAAAGAACAAAAGAAACTAAAGGTAAAAATAGTATATGCAAAATGATAATTCATTAGATATTATTAATGAGTATAAAGACCAAGTAAGAATATTAAAAGGACAGATTGCAGAGCTTGAAGATGCTGGTAAATCTAAAGATGCAGCCAACAAAAGATGTTTGCAAAAGCTAGAGTTTTGTACTAAAGATTTAGATGATGCTCAAAAGAAAATTAAAGAGCTAGAGGAGAAACTAAACAATGCCATTTGAAATGATAACAATGTTAGGCTCTACTGTACTAGGTGGAGTGATGAGTATCTGGTCGCAAAGTATTAAAGCAAAACAAGAAGAACAAAAGATGCTTATACAAAGAGCAGAAGTTCAACAGAAAGGCTTTAAAGATGCAAGAGAGTATAACAACAAAGGCTTTCAATGGACCAGAAGAATTATAGCTTTAGTAGCTGTCTTTGCAATAGTATTGTTGCCAAAACTAATGCCAGTATTATCACCAGACACAAGTGTTATTGTAGGTTACTTGGAATTTAAACCTGCATTTTTCTTTATACCAGAAAAAGAAGTTATGAAATGGATAACACTATCCTCAAACAGTTTGGTTATTACACCGCTAGATACTAACTTAGTGTCAGCAATAATAGGTTTATACTTTGGTGGGTCCTTAGTTAAAAAATAATGAAGTTATATGTACAGCAATATAGTAAAAAGGTAACACACTTATCACAGCAAGGTTATGGCAAAAAGAAAGTTCAATCTCGAAAAGCTAGAACACGAAAGAATACCAAAAAAAACAAGTATAGGTAGACGACCCAAGTTATCTTCTATGAATAAGCATAGAAAAAGACAAAAAGGTAAATCAAAAAATCGTGGACAGGGAAAATAATTTCTTATATTAGAAACCAACAGGAGACAAATATGATTGATAAAATTAGAGACAAAGCTATGCACTACTGGACAGACCATAAAGAAATGGTTATCGTAGTAGCTGTAGTATTAGTTATTGCTATCATTACATAATAAAATACAAGGATAACCTATGGAGATACACAGGATGAACTACTATTTCACAGGTGTCTTAATACTTATGATGATCCTTCTAGCTTTCTGTGGAGGACCCGCTGTATGATTGATAAATTTATATATGCTTTCTTTGGAAAGTTAGATATAATTTGTGGTTGGGTAAATAAATTGTTTGAAAATAAAAAGAAAAAAAAGCATGAAGGTAAGTGAGAATACAAATGTTGCTATGCCAATCAAGAACATGATTGGTATTATTGTAGCTGTATCAGCAGGTATATTTGCCTACACAGAACTTACTGCTAGACTTACCTCTTTGGAAACAAGTCGTGAGCTTATGCAATCTGATTTACTAAAAGCATCAGATCAAAAACCTGTGGATCAAGAACAATTTTTGATACAAGAATCATTAGCATCTGACCTAGAAAAGACTATAGTGCGTGTAGATGAGATGATGCACAATGGCGTAAACATTCAAAGAATGATAAAAGATATTGAAAGATTACGTGATGATGTAGAAAAATTAAAAGATAAGGTAAGAGAAAATGGAAATGGTTATAGCTCTAATAATGTATCTCAATAGTGAAATGGTTGAGCATACATATAAAGAGTCTTTATCTAAATGTTTAAAGTCAAAACGTATAGCTGTTCGTGAAGTTAATCCGCAAAGGGTTAGGTTTGAGTGTAAGAAAGTAAATGCTTTGACAGAGATATACATGGGACAGAAAAAAATATTAAAGATTGAACAATGAGAACTAGAGATAAACAACCACCAAGAACAAAGAAGTATTACAGGTCCACTAAGTCTGGTGCAGGTATGACTAAAGCTGGTGTTGCTAAATACAGAAGAGATAATCCCGGGTCCAAATTAAAAACTGCTGTAACTAAAAAAAGTGGACTTACTGCAAGAGAGAAAGCAAGAAGAAAATCTTTTTGTGCAAGAAGCGCAGGTCAAATGAAACGATTTCCAAAGGCTGCCAAAAACCCCAACTCAAGACTAAGACAAGCAAGAAGAAGATGGAGATGTTAATTTTTTATGAAAAATAAAACATGGAACAAACAAAACTCTGTACGTCTTTGTGGTTATTGTGAAGAATGTAATAAAGAACTATTGAGTAATGAGGGTGGATGGATTATAAGTTATAACAACAAGAAATATTATTGTCATGATGGTAAGGATGGTTCTTGTTATGATAATTATTGTGAACGTAAATTAAAGGAGAAAAAAAATGTCGCAGTCAATCAAAGAGTTAGTAGAGAAAGCTATCAAAGAGCTTATTGAAGAAAATAAAATTGTAATCAAAGATGATGATGATCATACTATGGAAGATTTATCTATAGGATTTGAAGATGAATCTTCTTGGGAAGATGATGACAATGAAGATGAAGATAATGAAGATGAAGACAACAAGGAGGATGAATAATGCCGGGACACTATGGAAAGAAAATGAAGAAACCAATGGATAAAAAAAAGAAAATGGATAAGAAGAAAAAAGGTATGAAGAAGAAAGGTAAAAGATAATGCCGGGAAAAAAACTTACAAAAAAACAAATGAAGATTGCTAGAGTTGCTGGTAATCCAAATAAAATAGACGCTGCTGATTTTAGAAAATTAAAAATGAGCAAAAAGAAAAAGAAGAAAAAGTAATGGCTAAACTTTGTGCAAAAGGTAAGGCTGCTGCTAAACGAAAGTTTAAAGTATACCCATCTGCGTATGCCAATATGTACGCAGCTGGTGTATGTAGTGGTAGAATAAAACCTAAAGGTACAAGAAAAAAAAGAAAGTAATGTCAAAAGGTTTACGATCTTGGGTACAAGCAAACTGGGTTGATATTGCTAATCCAAAAAAAGGTGGAGGGTTTCCTAAGTGTGGTCGAAGCAAGGGAGAGAAAAGAAAAAATTACCCAAAGTGCGTACCTGCTGCTAAAGCTAGAGCCATGTCTGCAAGTCAAAGAGCTTCAGCAGTATCAAGAAAAAAGAAAGCTGAAAGAAAAACTAGACAAGGTAAAAAACCTAACTACGCAAGAACTTAATTAATTAAATCTAAATATTCATTCCAGATAGTTTGTTCTGGACCCCAAAATCTTTCTTTGTTAGCTTTCATTTGTATTGAATGTAATACTGTAGTGTGATCTTGTCCGAAGTACCTACCAATATTAGTTAAGTTCATATTGTATTTATCATTTAAAATATTGTGTATAATATTTCTTGCACGAACTACGTCTTGAGTTCTACATTTGCCTAACAAAGTTTTCTTATGTATCTCATACCTCACACACACTCTGTTAATCACAGCTTCTACGATACTAGGATTAATATTACTAAATTGATAATTAATAATTTTTCTTGGTTTGTATTCTCTATTTTTTTTTATATGTTTATGCGCTAGTTTATAACCATTCTTAAAAGCATTTTTATAAATTAGTTTTTCTTTCTTTGATAAGTTTGAATATTGACCAGCCATCATAGCTAATCTTAATTCTGCAAAGATTTCTCTTTGTTTTAAAGTCATAGATCCCCTACAGTTAGTTCGCGTTTTTTTCAACTATGAAGTTAATAACTATTTTGCTGTCATTAACTCTTCTTTTGTCTGCTCAATTTGCCAAAGCAAAGAGTAAGAATCTTTCTGATACTCATTTACTTTTTGTTTAGCTTCCAGATAATCCCTGTGTTTCTTCGCTTGAAGATCCTTCAGCCTTTGCAGACGCAATCGGATTTGTTCCATCATGCTCCTTTTTTACTGTTGTAAAATCAATTTTTAAATTTTCGATTTTACATTCTACAAACTCTCCATCATTAGAATTGTTTGCAGCTTTCTTTACATCATCAAATAGTTCGATCATTTGGAACGAACATTCTCCATTGATAATTCTTCGGAACTTTGTCATACTTTATCCTTTTTGGCAACCTCTTTTTTGTGTATTTCTTTAGTCATTTTATTATACACACTAAGGTCCAAATAGTTATCAGCCTTGAAATTTTTAGTTGATCTATATAGTTTTAGAGCCATCATTAATTGACCTACTTGGTGTGGTTTGATTTTTTTTTTTAAACTATCAAACAAAATGATTGTAAACATTTCTGCTAACATTACAAAGTTTTCTTGATAGTTACCATAATCTTTTTGTCGATCATCAATAATCTTCTTTTCAATTTCTTGATCTATATCTGTTATTTTCTTATCCATATTGAGAGAGGTGTCTTGGGGAAGAAAACTACTGAAAGGGAATTAGAAAAAAAACTCCCCCAAGACTAGATATAAGTTAATTAAAACTTATATGATTGTTTATTACCATAATTAGGTTTACTTTGAAACCCTTTATTTGGAGTATTAGGTTTGCTATCATTAGGAGTAGGTGGTGAAATCTTGACAGTTATGCCAACAACATTTCCTTCTCCATCTTGTTCATCCCAAGCGCACTGGTTCCACCAGCTACCATCTGACATCTTCACACCTTTGGTCCACTTCTTTCCTGCCGGTGCATCTGGGTTTGGTGGTGCCACCCAATCCGGTTGTTTCGGTTCGGTCTTGTTTGGATTTCTTACAAGATTACACCATACTACATCTTTACTCATTGTTTCCTCCTTTGTTATCATCAGCTTTGCTGATCATTTGTTAGTTGTGTCTCACGAGTTTCAGCAATGTCTGTTACTTGCCTATATGCTCGTAAGTTGTTTCTTAATAGAAACTCAACGTCTTTTCTGATTAAATCTTTAACTTCATTGAATTCAGCTAAAGAGTTAGTTGCTTTCAAAGCACGTTTCATTTCTTCTACATCTATAGTTTCATCTAAGTATGTAGGTTCTTCTTTAGATTCTTCTAAAGAATTTTGTTCGACAGATTGCTCTGTAGAATATTCTTCAAATGGTTTAGCTTCGTAACCATCTTCATCTTTGATACCTGTTTTAAGATTTAATAAATTTAGAAAGGCATATTTTCTTGAGTATGACATAGCTTGTCCGGTACCAAACATACTAATATCTCCGAATGATGAACAGCCATCAATAAGAATATGTTGTGTTGGATCATCAACATCATGTACTTTCATAGTACATACAACCATAACCTTTTTAATATTAGGTACGATCTCTGTTAAATAATTACAAGTTACATACAAGTCATTGTCTAGTAATGCTTGTGTTGCAGT